CTTGTAGTAGGCAACCACGCTGTACCTTTGGGTGCTGCAGGTGCTGTAGGTCCAGCGGCTGGTGACGTTATTCAAGTGGTTGGTACAGTTATGATCGTTAACGTAACTACTGATTATTCCTTGATTAACCTTTATGGCATTGTATAAATCTTAAACAGGGAGGGCGTCTAACGATGACTAAAGTAATTAAAACATCTGTGACGCCCTCTCCGCTTGGAAAGGCTAAACGCAACTACCGTAAAGAGTATGATAACTACCACGCTGCTCCAGAGCAGAAAAAGAAGAGAGCATCCCGCAATGCTGCAAGAGGAGCCTTAATGACTTCAGGAGCAGTACGCAAGGGTGACGGTAAAGACGTAGATCATAAGAACGGAAACCCTATGGATAACAGGGGCGGTAACTTAGCAGTTAAACCTAAGAGTCGCAATAGGTCTTTTCCTAGAGATAGAAATGCAAAGAAATTAAGGAGCTAAATAATGTCTAACTACTCTGCACCAATAGTAGGGGAAGACTTAGGATGGACTGTACAAACTGCAGTTACTCTAAGCAATACTAACACGACTCATGTAGATTGCACTAATGCAAAACTTTTACACATTGAAGCAAGTGCTGCTATTGATATTAACTTTGGCGCTGCTGAAGCTGATAACAGTGACAATGATATTGAGCTAGCTGCAGGGGTATATACGTATACTGTACCTAAAGCACTAGGTAATTCAACTATTTTAAACTACAGACGGGCTAGTGGCTCAAGCACAGTAGTACGTGTTGTACTTTCATAGCAAGGAGATAACTCAAAATGGCTAAGATGTCACTCACGGCATACATGAATCAAGAACTTAAACTAAAAGGTCTTGGAGTAAAAGAGGCTAAAAAGAACGCAGGTAAATACAAAAGTATTAGTGCTGCTAAAAAAGCAGGTAGTCTGTACTATACAGACAAAAATAACAATGTAATGGCGGCTGTCTATGCAGAGGACTTGAATAAGAAGCCTGTTGCTGCAGCCCCAAAAGAAAGCAAAATTACAACAACAAAGTTAAAGCCCTCTCAAAAAGGTGATTTGTTTTCAGATCGTCATCAGGGTTCTGGTCCTGCAAGCAAAAACAATCCTATGGCAAGAGTAAGAAAAATAACTAATGCTGCTGGTGATAAAGCTCGTAAACAAAGTATATCTCAAGATAATATTTTAGATAAACTTACGGCTCCTCAACAACAACTTGTACGAGACAGGATTAAGGGCGGCATGTCACGTTCAAATGCTATTGCAAAGACTTATGCGGATTCAATACTTGACAAAAATCAACAAGTTGTTAGCCCCGGCGCAGCCGCCGCCGGGAACTCAAGTACCGCCGCAAACAAAAGAAACAAAGGTGGAATGATGATGAAAAAGAAAACAGGTTACGCTGCAGGTGGTATGCCTATGGTTATGAAGGCTGGCAAGAAAGTACCTGCGTTTGCTGCTGACGGTGTTGGCAAGATGAACAAAGGTGGTGCTGTTAAGAAGAAGCCTACAGCTAAGATGATGGCTGGCGGTATGGCAGCTAAGAAAAAGAAACCTGCAGCTAAGATGATGGGCGGTGGAATGACTAAATCTAGCGGTTACATGTATGGTGGAATGGCTAAGAAGAAAACTGCTGCTAAGAAGAAGTAGTGCATAACGGGTTTGCATTCTTGTATGTAGTCCTATAAGTTAAAGCATGGTATAACTATCTGTGGTAATACATAGAGGAGTTATACCATGTTTAAAAACTTTATTAAGAAACTACAAGTACATCAACAGCGACGAGCAGAGTACTGGCAGCTAAACAATCTGACAGATGAGATGCTCAAAGACATAGGAATGACACGTGGTGAAATCAACTACAGGTTCTACAAAGAAGAAGAAGTCGGGCGTTAATGCGGCTGGTAATTATACTAAGCCTACTATGCGTAAGTCTCTTGTTGCCTCTGTCAAGGCCAGTGGTAAAGGGGGAAACCCCGGCCAGTGGTCGGCACGTAAAGCTCAAATGGTCGCAAAGCAATACAAAGCAAAAGGTGGAGGATACACATCATGAAGGGCGTAAAGCATTATAAGATTAATGGTGTTGAGTATAAAGGTAGCAATCACAAGATGTCTGATGGCACTTTACATTCTGGAAAAACTCATAGCAAGTCAAGTGTACGTTTGTATCACTATAAAGACTTGAGTAAGAAAGCAAAGGCAAAAGCTGATGGCGTTAAAACCAAGCCAAAAAAGTCTTAAGTCTTGGACGGGTCAAAAATGGAGAACCAAGAGTGGAAAACCTTCTACGCAAGGTCCAAAGGCTACAGGAGAACGTTACCTTCCAGCTAATGCTATTAAAGCTATGGGTGCTGGGGCGTATGCGGCTTCTACAGCTAAGAAGAGAGCGGATACAGCAAAGGGCAAGCAAGTCTCTAAGCAACCTAAAAAAGCGGCTAAGGCTACGAAGCCACACAGGAGAATAAAGTGAGTAAAAACTTAAACGAGAAGCAACAGATGTTTATGCAAGTCTTGTTTGACGAGGCAGGTGGTGACGTAGTGCAAGCTAAGAAGATGGCAGGTTACTCCGACACCACTGCTACTCGCCTTGTTATAGAAGCATTAAAGGATGAAATCTTTGAGGCTACCAAGACGTATATGTCTAGGCTTGGCCCTAAAGCTGCTGTAGCTTACGGTAGTGCGCTGATGGACCCTACACAGCTAGGCGTTAAAGAGAAGATGGTAGCAGCAGGGCAGATACTTGATCGTGCTGGTGTAGTTAAGACTGAGAAGGTTGCTGTAGAAGCAAGCGGTGGTTTGTTTATCTTGCCACCTAAAGAAAGCAGTAATGACTAACTTCTTTGCTAATAACGACTTAGGCTTTTGGATGTTACCTAAGCCTGAAAAGATGAAGAGGTGGGAGCGCATACCAAGGCTAGTCAAGCCTGTACCTTGGGGGTACGAGATAGACACTGATAACGAAGGATGGCTAAACCCTATTGCTAGAGAACTGGAACTATTAGAACTTGCCAAGAAGCATTTAAAGCAGTATAGTTACAGAGAAGTCTCTGCGTGGCTAACTACACAGTCAGGTAGAAGTATATCTCACATGGGTTTAAAGAAAAGAGTAGACATTGAGCGAAAACGTAAAACAGTTGCTAGAATTAAACGTGAGCTTGCCAAAAGGCTCCAAAAAGCCATCTCGCAGTACGAAACGCTTGAAAAAGAAAGGGTCGGCTACTACACCCAAGCCAGCTAAGAAAGTTTCACGTGAAACAAAGCAGAAAGTGCCAGCTACCCCTATTGCAGCACCTTTTGATGTAGAACAAGCACAAAACATTGTCTTTAAGCCTAATGACGGGCCACAGACAGACTACTTAGCCTCTGCTGAACGAGAAGTACTGTATGGTGGAGCAGCAGGGGGTGGCAAGAGCTACGCTACACTAGCTGACCCTCTACGTAGTCTTAACCATAAAGAGTTTAGTGGCTTACTTGTACGTCACACTACAGAGGAGCTTAGAGAGCTTATACAGAAAAGTCAAGAGTTGTATCCTAAAGCAATTCCCGGCATTAAGTGGTCAGAGCGTAAGTCACAGTGGGTTACACCTAGAGGCGGTCGTATCTGGATGAGTTACCTAGATAAAGACCAAGACGTTATGCGTTACCAAGGACAAGCGTTTAACTATATAGCATTTGATGAGTTAACTCAATGGTCTACCCCGTTTGCGTGGAATTATATGCGCTCACGTTTACGTAGTGCAGCACCAGAACTAGGCTTGTACATGAGAGCCACAACCAATCCCGGTTCTGTGGGACATCAGTGGGTTAAGAAGATGTTTATAGACCCATCTAAGCCTAACACTTCTTTCTGGGCTACGGACATTGAGACAGGGGATAGACTTGAGTACCCTAAAGGACACACTAAGGCAGGCCAACCATTGTTTAAACGTAGGTTTATTCCTGCAAGTTTGTTTGACAATCCGTACCTAGCTGACAGTGGTGATTATGAAACTATGCTTCTGTCTATGCCAGAGCATCAACGCAAACAACTACTAGAGGGTAATTGGGATGTTAATGAGGGCGCAGCTTTTCCAGAGTTCAATAGAAAAATACACGTTGTTGAGCCTTATAGTATTCCTAATAGCTGGACGAAGTTCAGAGCTTGCGATTACGGCTACGGCAGTTGGACAGGTGTTGTGTGGTTTGCTGTTTCTCCCTCAGAGCAGTTGGTAGTCTACAGAGAGATGTATGTAACTAAAGTCACTGCCACTGATCTAGCGGATATGATACTTGAGGCAGAGGCGGGTGATGGCACTATGAGATACGGCGTGTTGGACTCGTCCCTCTGGCATAAAAGAGGTGACACTGGACCTAGTTTGGCAGAGCAAATGATTATGAAGGGCTGTCGCTGGAGACCTTCAGATCGCTCTAAAGGTTCTAGGGTTTCAGGTAAAAATGAGATACACCGCCGTTTGCAGGTGGAGGAGTTTACTGAGGAACCCCAACTCGTATTCTTTTCCACCTGCACCAACTGCATAGCACAACTACCAAGTCTTCCTTTAGATAAACGAAACCCAGAAGACGTTGATACTAATGCAGAAGATCACTTGTACGATGCAATACGCTATGGTATAATGACTAGACCAAGAAGTTCCTTATGGGACTTTAATCCTGCAACACAGAGAAGCGGCTTTCAAGTTGCTGATCCTACATTTGGATATTAAGTATGGACCCTGAAGATTTCACAACTGACTTTGAATCAAACTTAGAGTCTGCTGAGTCAGCACACATTAAAGATGTGTCTACAGAAAGCATGACTGATCCTAAAGCGGGTCACATTATTGACTTGGTTATGAGCAAGTACAAGAAAGCAGAAGACTCACGCTATACAGACGAATTACGTTGGATGAGTGCTTACCGTAACTATAGAGGTATCTACAATAGTGAAGTACAATTCACAGAAGCAGAGAAGTCAAGAGTATTTGTAAAAGTTACTAAGACTAAAACTCTAGCTGCCTACGGTCAGATTGTAGAAGTACTATTTGGCAGTCAGAAGTTTCCTTTAGCTATTGATCCTACTACGTTGCCTGAAGGTGTAGCAGACACGGTACACTTTGATGTCAATCCCAAAGCAGAAGAAGCTGGTGATGCATTAAAAGACGCCTTTGGCACTATGTTTGGGCCTGACACTGCGCTTGAACCCGGTGACACTATGGAGTCTATTAAGGCCCGTCTTGGTGGCTTAGCTAAGAAGCTTGAGCCTGTAGAAGATAAACTTGTAGAAGGTGTAGGCTCTCTACCTAGTAGCATTAACTTTAGTCCTGCTTTGGTTGCAGCTAAGAAGATGCAGAAGAAAATTCATGATCAACTAGAAGAGTCAGGTGCTAACAAACAGCTACGCCTTAGTTCTTTTGAGTTGGCTTTGTTTGGTACAGGTATTATGAAGGGGCCGTTTGCGGTCAACAAAGAGTATCCTAGTTGGAATGATGAGGGTGAGTACCAACCTACAATCAAAACTGTGCCTTCTACTAGCCATGTTTCTCTTTGGAACTTCTACCCTGACCCTGACGCAGCTAATATGGATGAGGCTGAGTATATCGTTGAGCGTCATAAACTATCACGCTCTCAAGTACGTGCGCTTAAAGGTCGGCCTTTCTTCCGTGACAACGCCATTGAGAAGTCTCTTAACATGGGTGAGTCCTATGAGAAGAAGTGGTGGGAGCAAGCTATGGAGGATGACGCTCAAGAGTCAAAAGCTGAGCGTTATGAGTTGTTTGAGTTCTGGGGCTTTGTAGATTCTGAAGTACTAAAAGAGCATGACATTGATATCCCTAAAGAACTAAAGGATGCGGAACAGTTAAACGTAAACATTTGGGTTTGTAATCATCAAGTAATCCGTATGGTTATGAATCCGTTTAAACCTGCCCTGATACCTTACTACGCTGTACCCTATGAGCTTAACCCTTATAGCTTCTTTGGTGTAGGTATAGCTGAGAATATGGATGACACTCAGACCCTTATGAATGGGTTCATGCGTATGGCGGTAGACAATGCGGTTATGTCAGGCAACCTTTTGATAGAGATTGATGAGACTAACTTAGTCCCCGGCCAAGACCTATCTCTGTACCCCGGCAAGGTGTTTCGTAGGCAAGGGGGTGCGCCCGGTCAAGCTATCTTTGGTACTAAGTTCCCGAATGTAGCTGGCGAGAACATGCAACTCTTTGATAAGGCACGTGTATTAGCAGACGAGAGTACTGGCTTTCCTAGCTTTGCTCACGGTCAGACAGGAGTGCAAGGTGTTGGACGAACGGCTTCTGGCATTAGTATGCTTATGTCTGCTGCTAATGGCTCTATACGAAATGTAATTAAGAACGTAGATGACTATATGCTTGCTCCTATGGGAAAGGCGTTCTTTAACTTCAATATGCAGTTTGATTTTGATCCTTCTATCAAGGGTGACTTGGAGGTACGCGCACAGGGTACTGAGAGCTTGATGGCTAATGAGGTACGTAGTCAACGACTTATGCAGTTCTTGCAAGTAGCACAGAACCCCACCCTAGCACCCTTTGCTAAGATGGACTACATTATTCGTGAGATTGCTGTCAGCATGGACCTTGACCCTGATAAGATAACTAATAGCCTACAGGACGCAGCGATTCAAGCTGAGATACTTAAGAAGTTCGCACAGCCTCTCCCCGCCGCACCACAGGCAGGCGTTCCTCAAGAGGGTGGTCAAGCCCCTGCACCTGAAGGTCAGGCTCCTACAGGCCCACAGGACGCCTCTGGTGGAGGTGGCGGTAACATAGGGACAGGATCAGCACCAGCACCGGGCGAACAAGGCTTTACAGGGACACAGCAACAATGAGTGCTTTAACTAGGTTTCTCTCCAAAGAACTTAAGGAAGCTTTTGGAGCTACGGATAACCCTAAGTTTAATCCTATGTTTAAAGAGACAAGGGATGTGCTTGATGATGTAGAAGACCCTGATACAGACACTATTGCTGAGTTCTATAGTCCTATGGAGTCTGCTATTGAGAACGCTCCTATAGGTAAAGCAGGTACTAGAGGAGAAAATATTGAGGCGTTTGTACGTAAACGTGCGCCTAAAGTAACCAAGGGTGAGTTGGAATATAGGGAGTTTGGTTTAGAGCCTGAGAGAAGGTACACTAAAGGTAGCAACAGTAATGTCCTTGATTATGCAGATGAGTACTCTATTGATAAAGAGGCTGTAGATATAGAGCCTTTAAATATTAAGGCTTTAAAAAAGAGTTCTAGCTATCGTAACACTCAAAGACAGAGTGACTTAATAGATTCAGAAGTAGGTTATCAAGAACTAGGTATTGATGTTGCAAATAAAGACTTAGGTCTAATGACACATCATGGACGGTCTAACTTAGCGCACACACGTTATAGTTTAAGGCAGAATATATTGAGGTCTAAAGATGATACTTTTAATGAGCCAAGGTTTGATGAAGACGCTGATTACATTCTAATAGAAGAGCTTCAATCTGATGTAATACAAAACATGTCAGATAATCCTACTAAAGCTATTGCTAAGGCCACTGCAGAGTTAAGGCAAGAGTTTAAATCTAATATGGATGATATAGCTTTTAAGCCTGAGTTTGATATGCCGGGAACATTATTTGAAGACTATGAAGCCTTTGTGTTTAATAAATTTTTACCTATAACTACTAATAAAAAGCTTAGTGATCAAGAAGCTACTAAAGCTGTTAGAGATGTATTTGAAGAAGCGGGGTTTCCTACGGAAGGTGTTAATAGAAGTAACGCTATAGAGACAATGTTTAAACAGATGATGCAAGAAAAACTTAACGTGTATGATTTCTCAGGTATGAAAAACATTTTAGGACAAGTTAACGCTGAAATTTTTGATGTCATAGGTACAGCTAAGTCTATTACAGGTAAAAAGGAAACGCCTATCCCTAAGCTTACTGATTCCATACGAGTGTTACTACAGTCTGTTATTGCAGATGCTAAGACTAAAGGCATTGATGAGATTGTACTACCCCCTATTGAGAAACTAGCAGAAAAGCGTTTTCCTGCGGGTTCAAAGGAGTACAAAGCCGCTATAGCCAAGGGTTCAGGGTTCCACAATACTTATGTAGTTGCCTTTGAGAAAGCTCTTAAGCAACTAAAAGGTGAACTGGGTAGTCAAGTAAAGATAGGTAAGAAAGACTTAAGATATAGGTCAGGTGATAATACTCTTGACAACCCTATACTGAACAGAACAATGGCAGAGAGATTTCCAAATGGAGATATAGCTAAAAGAGTAGCTAAATCAGATCGAGACAATTCTGTAACACTAAAAGGCATATCTATTAACATTAAAGACTTGAAGCTAGACCCTAAGAAAACTAAACTACGTCTAAACGAAGGTGGCTTAGTGCAGAGGCCCAGCGCATGAGTAAGTTAA